TTGGTATGGTCACTGGATATGAAGCAAAAGGTATAACCGAAAACAAACCAATCGAGTTTGATTTCGAAGATGTTCTGTGTATCTACAGAGTGCTATCTGATGAAGAGAGGGCTGAGGAATGAAGGAATACATTTGCATAGAATCGCCAAACGAAGTAGAAGGTGGCATGCTTGTGCGTAAACAGGAATTGATACGGTGCAAGGACTGCGCAGAGTGGAAAGTGAGCCGCGGTATTGAGAAAAACTATTGCAGAAAGATTGGATACGTTGTTGGAGAAGATGATTTTTGTTCAAAAGCAGAGCCGAAGGGAACAGAACAATGACACTGATTAGAAACCTGAAAGCATTTATTTCGACATCAAAAGAACCGTTGAAAAAGGGTCGTGCATTGGTTCACTTTACATCCGATGATCTTGGCGAGACTCTGAGCGTAATGGCAGAGGGAGTGCAGATCACGATGAAATATAAATACATTGAGGACATGGTGAAGCGTGAGCGTGACTGCCGCTACACGGACGGTCACCTGATTATCGATGAGACGGATGAAGAAGAACAGGAGCCGAAGGTGACGGAATGAAAGAGCATAAAGATTGGATTGTCAGATACTTCTCTGAACATGAAGACGATGAAGAAGATGGCATTATTCTTAACGAATTGATACGTTGTAAAGACTGTAAACACTACGCGATACTCGAAGACGGCAGTAACGAACTGATATGCGATCATAAAGACGGCTGTCTAACTCCAAAGCCGGACGGCTTCTGTAACTATGCGGAGCAGAAGAGAAAGGCGAAGACATGACTATAGAAACACTCGAGCAGTATCGCGGTCTGAAGTCTGAAGCCGACGCAATGCAGGCAGAGATAGACGCGCTCTACTCTCCGGTCGCTTCTCCTAACGGACGTACCGAAGGCGGTCACGGTTCGACTCCAAGCGACCCGACCGAGCGTACGGCTCTGCGTATCATAGATCGTAAGCAGGTACTAGAGCAGAAGCGTATAGAGATGCTCGCGCTATTGGATACTATCGACGCGTGGATACAAACCGTAGACGACGCGCAGATACGAGCGCTGATTCGGTGGTACTTCACTAATGGTTTGACGTGGAAAGCGACGAGCGTTAAGGTCTATGGTTATCCATGTCCGCAGAGAGCGTATCAGCGAGTGAGAAGATTTTTCAAAGAAAACGCGTCTGTTTAAAATGTTTAAAACGTTTATGTGTTATATGTATCGTGACGAGTTACGGAAGGGAGAGCCGTAACTCTTTTTGTATGCAAGAGTTCGCGAAGAGATTCTACAAGTCGAGAGCATGGCAACGTACAAGGGCGGCGGCATGGGCAAGAGATAAAGGTCTATGCGTTGACTGTCTGCGTAAAGGTTTGATCGTGCCTGCGGTTGAGGTTCATCATATCCAAGAACTGACGCCGGAGAACATCGGCGACCCAAGCGTCAGCCTTAACCTCGACAACCTCGTCAGCCTTTGCAAGGACTGCCACGCTGACCGTCACAGGTCACGGCAGGTGCGTTACCGGATACTCGGCGACGGCTCGGTCGTTGGTCGGTGACACTATCCCCCGTGAAACAAATGTTTCACGACCCTACGAAGACCGGCGAGTTGACTGTTTTTTAACGCTTTTCAGACAGAAACAGTCTGAAACAGTCGAAGAACGGCTTGGTTGTGCGGTTTTGAGCGGATTCGGACGGAGACAGAATGAGTAAATCGACGGATAACTACATATACGCTTATTATCAGCAGATTAAAGACGGCTCTGTTACCGTCGGCGTTTGGATACGGCGTATTTATGAGTACATAGTTACCGGTCTGCAGAACAAAGACTTCTTCTTCGATCAAAAGAAAGCAAACCACGCCGTCGATTGGATAGAAGCGCATTGCTTTCATACGGAAGGCGAACTCGCGCCGAACGCGATACGGCTCGAACTTTGGCAGAAGGCTTTTCTCTCTGTAATGTTTGGGGTCGTAGATAAGGACGGCTATAGAATCGGGCGCGAATTTCTGCTCGTCGTCGGCAGAAAGAACGGCAAGACGCTTTTCGCCGGCTCTATCGTCCGGTACCTTTGGTCGAGCGGTGTCGACGGATTCGGTACTCGGTGCTATGTCGTCGCGCCAAAGTTGGAGCAGGCAGAGTTAGCGTACTCGAGCATATGGACTATGACGACACTCGACCCCGAGTATCAAGCGAAGTACGCCGATTCGCGCATTCTTGACTCAAGCCGTCGAAAGATGAACCCCGACGACCCAACGATGGAACGGCACCGGCAGACAGATTTATATGTACCGGCTACAAACTCGACCGTTAAGAAGATCGCGCTCAACGCTCGCAAGAGTGACGGGCTAAATCCAAGTATCGTACTCGCCGACGAAATTTCGTCGTGGAGCGGAGACGCCGGTCTCAAACAGTACGAGGTTTTAAAGAGTGGATTCGGCGCGCGACGTGAAGGTATCCTTCTCAGTATCTCGACGTCCGGCTACGTTAACGACTCTATCTTCGACGAACTCATGAAGAGAGCGACGCGTTTCTTAAACGGTGACAGTAAAGAGAGACGGCTTCTGCCGTTTATCTACATGATCGACGACGTCGATAAGTGGAACGACATAAACGAACTGAAGAAGGCTAACCCTAATCTCGGCGTCAGCGTTTCGGTCGACTACATGCTCGAAGAGATAGCGATCGCAGAAGGCTCTCTTTCGAAGAAGAGCGAGTTCTTATGCAAGTACTGTAACGTGAAGCAGTCGGCTTCTAAGGCGTTCTTAGAGTCGCGCGATATCGAGAACAGTATCGTAACCGGCATGACGCTTGAGTCTATGAGAAGTCATTACTGCGTTTGTGGCGTCGATTTGTCTCGTACCACCGATCTAACCGCCGTTACGTGCGTCGTCGAAGATAAAGGCGTACTGTACGTCTTCTCGAAGTTTTTCATGCCTAGAGAGCGCTTAGAAACGATGACGGCGCGTGACTCTGTGCCGTACGAGATATACGTCAAGAAAGGCAACCTCGTTCTATCCGGTGATAACTTCGTCGACTATAACGACTGTTATCAGTGGTTGACGGAGTTAGTCGAGAAGTACGAAATCCTACCGCTACGTATCGGCTATGACCGTTATAACAGTCAGTACTTGACTCAAGCGTTACAGGGGTACGGTTTTGTATGCGACGACGTTTTTCAAGGTGACAACTTGAGCGGCGTTATAGACGAGTTCGAAGGCTTACTCAAAGACGGCAAAATCAAGATAGTCGACAACGACTTAATGAAGATACATCTATACGACTCTGCTCTGAAGTACAACGCAGAGAGCGGTAGAAAGAAGTTAATCAAACTCTCTACCTACTGCCACGTCGACGGCACCGCCGCACTACTCGATAGTCTGTGCGTCCGTCAGAAGTGGTACGCGGAGATAGGCGAGCAGTTAAAAAACGAATGAGAGGTGATAGAGATGGGGTTATTCGATTTTCTGTTTAAGAAAGAAAACACCGAGACCGCGCGATATAACGACGGATACTTCGAGACGCTCACGGCGTACCGTCCGCACTTTACGTCGTGGAACGGTCGACTCTATGAGTCTGCTCTCGTCCGGTCAGCGATCGACGCTAGAGCGCGTCACGTTTCGAAGTTAAAGGTCGAGATAATCGGCACGGCAAAACCGGCGCTACAGACACGGCTACGGCTACGTCCGAACACTTGGCAGACATGGTCGCAGTTTCTTTACCGTACGTCGACGATACTCGACATGCATAACACGGTCGTTATCGTTCCTGTTTATGACGAGTATATGACTGTTACCGGCTATTATCCGATTCTGCCGAAGCGGTGCGAGGTCGTAGAGGTCGACGGTGAGCCTTGGCTACGTTACGAGTTTACACACGGTCAGAAGGCGGCAGAGAGACTCTCAGACGTCGCAATCATGACGCGTTTTCAGTATTCGTCTGACTTCTTCGGAGAGCCGAACAACGCGCTCGACTCTACTATGAAATTAGAGCATCTGAATAACGAGTCTATCGAGGACGCGATCAAGAACGGTTCTAACTATTCGTTTTTAGCAAGGATTAACAACTTCGCAAAGACTGAAGATATCAAACGAGAACGGCTTCGCTTTACTGAAGCAAACCTCAGAGCCGACGAAGAGAATAACGGTATCCTACTTTTTCCGAACACGTATACGGATATCAAACAAATCGACAAGACCGCATACGAGGTGCCGGAAAAAGAACTCGAAGAGATTCGTACGAATGTCTATAACTACTTTGGAGTTAACGAAGACGTCCTTCAGAGTAAGGCATACGGCGACGCGTGGGCGGCGTTTTATGAGTCGGCTATCGAGACATTCGCTATCCAATTCTCCGAAGCAATGACGAGCGCGGTCTTCAGTGATACCGAAATACAGCGCGGTACTTTGATTATGGCGACCGCGAACCGCCTGCAGTACATGTCAACACAAGAAAAGTTGAACGTGTCTTCTCAGATGGCAGACAGAGGTATCTTAAATCGCGACGAGATTCGCGAGATATGGAACCTACCGCCGTTACCCAACGGACAAGGGCAGGCATACACGATACGCGGTGAGTACTATCTTATGAACGAAGACGGCACTTTCACGCGAGAAGGGGTGAACGAGAATGACAATTCGTGATAACAGAGAATATCGGAACCTCGGCACATTCGAGGTAAATGACGAAGACGACGGAAACGTCTCATATAGAGTACAAGGCTACGCGTCGACCTTCGAAGAGTACAAACTATTCGACGACGACGGCGTAGAGTTCTTCGAGCGCATCTCACCGGACGCATTTAACGACGCGGATATGACCGACGTCGTTTTTCTTCGCGATCATGAAGGCAGAGTTCTTGCGAGAACGAAGAACGGTACGATTAACCTCACCGTAGATAACAGAGGTCTTTTCACAGATACAGACCTCGGAAAAACTGAAGCCGGTCGCGACATGTTCGAAGACGTGCAGGTCGGCAACTACTCTCAAATGAGTTTCTCGTTCGTCGTGCGCGAAGACCACTTCGAAGAGTCTGCGCGTAAGGTCGTGCGAGTTATTGACAGTATCGCAAAAATTTATGATGTTTCAGCGGTCGCTTTTCCGGCGAACCCTAGTACAGATATCGGCGTAGCGTATCGGTCTCTTTTCGACGGAGTGATCGAGAAGAGAGAAGCGGAGAGACTGAAAGCCGAACACGCTCGCAAGTTACTTGCGCTGAAACTGAAGTTAAACAAGGGAGAATGAAAACATGGAAATCAAAGACATGATGGTTGAAGACATTGAAGCGCGTATGTCTGAAATCGAAACTCTGATGAACGCTGAAGACGCGAACCTCGAAGAACTTTCGGCAGAGGTCGACGCACTTATCGAGCGTAAGAATCAGATCAAGAAGAGCGCCGAAGAGAAGCGCTCACTCAAAGAAAAGGTCGCAGGCGCAAAGACAGCGCCGGTCGACGTCATCGAAACAGAAGAGAAAGAGGTAAAGAAAATGACACTTAACGAAGTCAGAAACAGTAAGGCGTATATTGACGCATTCGTAAATTATGTAAAGACCGGCAACGACAAGGAGTGCCGCGCTCTGATGACCGAAAACGGCGTTATTGACGACGTTCGCGGCACAGTCGCAGTACCGGAGATGGTCGAGAACTATATCGCGACCGCGTGGGAAAATGACGAAATCATGAACCGCGTACGTAAGACTTTCATCAAGGGAAATCTGAAAGTCAATTTTGAAATCTCCGGCACTGATGCAGTTGTACATCTCGAAGGCGATGATGCAGTCGACGCAGAAGAACTCGTACTCGGTATGGTCACACTTGTACCGACAAATATTAAGAAGTGGGTACCTATCACAGATGAAGTCTACAGCATGCGTGGAGAAGCCTTCCTCGACTATATCTACGATGAACTCGCATACCGTATCGTAAAGAAGATGGCAGGTATCGTCATTGCGGCTATCGTTGCATCTCCGGCTACTTCTTCCGCAACCGCTCCGGCAGTCGCTACACTTACACAGGCTCTCGGCGCAGGTACAATCGTTGCGGCAGAAGCGCTTCTTTCTGCAGAAGCAACCGACGTTGTCGCGATCATGAACCGCGCTACATGGGGGTCACTGAAGGCACTGCAGGTCACTTCCGGTCAGAACGTCGGCGACGTATTTAACGGTCTGCCGGTCGTCTTTACTGACGAACTCAAAGCCTTTGCATCTGCGAGCGCAACTGAGCCGTATATCATCGTCGGCGATCTTAAAGGAATTACAGCGAATTTTCCGGACGGCGACGACGTCAAATTCAAGTTTGACGAGACAACAGAGATGACTTCTGATATCATTCGCGTACTCGGCAAGGTTTACGCAGGCATCGGCGTTACTGCTCCGAACCGCTTCACAGTGGTAAAGAAGCCGTCCTAATGAAGACGGTCTATTTGAAGACCGCTACACATATTCACGCAGAAATCGGTACGCACTCTGTCTCTGATGCGGAGTGCGCCCGTCTTTGCGCGTTAGGCGTAGCGGAGCCGGTAACAGCGGCACAGACGGAGCCGAAAGAAGAAGCACCGGCAGAGGTTAAGAAAAGAACGAGAAGGAAAGCAGAAAAATAATCTGCTTTTCTTTTCCGTTTTGAAAGGAGTAACGACCATGAACGAGTTATTAGAGAAAATTAAACTCGCACTAAGGATTAAGACGACCGCGTTTGACGCAGAGTTAACCGACCTCGTCTATCAGTGCGTTTCTGATATGGGCTTCGCAGGTATCGACACTGATATTATCGGTGCCGAGTATCTGAGTGACCCTGCGGTCGTTATGGCAATTATTACGTTCTGTAAATTTTCTTTCGGAAAGTTGGATAGTAACGAGTACGACAGACTCAAAGCATCGTACGACGAACAAAAAAAGCAGTTAGGTATGGCGACCGGGTATACGGATTGGGGCGTTTCCAATGGATAGAAGCGACGTTTTGACCTTGGTCAGTAAAACATACACGACTGACGCTTTCGGCGTACAGAGAGTCTCAGAAACGACGAGAGAGGTATTCTGCGACGTATCAAACGTCACGCGTACCGAGTGGTCAGAAGGTGGCAGGCTCGGTCTTAATCCCGAACTGCGGTTCACTATGTTTTTCTACGACTACGCAGGCGAGGATACATGCATCTATAACGAGGTACGGTATTCGATCTATCGCACGTATCGCGGACAAGACGACACGATCGAGTTATATGTCGAAAGGCGGCAGGGTTCATGAAGGCAGGCGTAAACATAAAGCCGAATCAGTTGTCGTTATACGTCATGAAAGAACTCGACGAGTACGGCTCTGACGTCAACATGGCGGTATATGTTGCCGCCAACGAAACGGCACAGGAACTGCGCGACGAACTGCATACCGCCGGTACGTTCAAAGGCAGAAAGTATCGCCGGTCGTGGTCGTACGAGGTCAATCAGCACTACGGCGGCTCGGTCGTGGCTACTGTCTTCGCAAAGGCGCCGCACTACAGACTGACGCATCTTCTCGAGTTTGGTCACGCGAAGCAGAACGGCGGCAGGACTAGAGAATTTCCGCATATCGCACCTGTAAACGAAAAAGCGCCGGAACTCTTTTACAAGAAGTTAAAGAGTATCTGCGACTCTATGACACTCGGGGGTAAATTGACATGACGTATCAAGAGATATACGACGCTCTAGCGGCGTCCGGTTTGCCGGTTACCTACCTGCAGTGGAATGTAGGCGCGGTACCGGCTCTGCCGTATATCTGTTATTACTATCCAAACTCGAACAACTTCGGCGCAGATAACGAAGTATATCAGAACGTCAACCGGCTATACGTCGAACTGTATACAGAAGAGAAAGACTTCGCAACCGAAGCACAGGTCGAAGCCGTTCTCGGTCGTATTTGCGGTTTTTGGAATAAGTCAGAGACGTTCATCGACTCCGAAAATATGTATCAAACTCTTTATGATAGCGAGGTAATTATTCATGAATAAAATCAAATACGGCATTAAGTCGTGTTATTTCGCTCCGGTAACGGCTACCGGTACAGACGGCGCTCTCACATACGGCGAATTGGAGCCGCTCAACGGCGCGGTCTCTTTATCGCTGAGTGCAGAGGGTTCGTCTGACCCCTTCTATGCTGATAACGTTGTCTACTTTCAGAGTACCGCGAATAACGGATACTCCGGCGATCTTGAACTCGCACTCATTCCCGACTCTTTCCGTACGAAGGTACTCGGCGAGACTCTCGATACGAAAGGCTTCTACGTGGAAAGAAGCGACGACACTCAGACAGAGTTCGCGCTTCTCTTTCAGTTTGAAGGAGACGAGAACGCTACGCGGCACTGCTTCTATCGTTGCACCGCTACACGCGCAGAAGTCGCAGGTCAGACGAAAGAAGACGCGATCGCACCGCAGACAGAGACTATCTCTATTACTGCACTCGCACGTATTAACGACGGCGTAGTAAAGGCGCGTTGTCCGTACAACGAAGAAGCGCAGAGCGCGTATCAGACTTGGTTCACCGCAGTACAGGAACCGACGGCGTAACTTATGCTGAAAACGATCGAAGTAGACGGTAGACCGGTACAGTTTAAAGCGACTGCTTCGACGGCGAGAAGATACAGGCAGACGTTTAACCGTGACTTCTTACTCGATATACAGAACCTTTCTTCGAGTATGAGTAGCGGTCAGACTCTGTCTGCATCTGCTCTCGAAACGTTCGAAAATATCGCTTATACGATGGCGAAGCAGGCAGACGAGACTATACCGGACACTGCCGAAGAATGGCTCGATACTTTCGACATGTTCTCAATTTACGAGATTCTGCCGCAGATTATCGAACTTTGGGGTATCTCCGCGCAGACGCTAGAAACAAGTAAAAAAAAATAGCGCGGTCTAGTCGGCAAATGACTACCGCGCTTTTTTTGTTAAGGTGTACCGAAATTGGTCTTTCTATGAGAGACCTAGACGACCTCGACTTCGGTATGGTCGTCGATATGTTTACCGAGCGAGGTAACGACTCGGTAGAGTATCCAAACATAGCAACGCAAGAAGATATGAATAGATTCTAACAAGAAAGGAGCCGCGCGTATGGCAGGTAATAAGATAAGAGGTATCACGATCGAGATCGCCGGTGATACGTCGAAGTTATCGGAGTCACTGCGAAAAGTCGACGACTCTTTGAAAAGCACTCAGAAGCAACTCTCAGACGTAAACCGGCTTCTGAAACTCGACCCGAAGAATACCGAACTCTTGAGACAGAAACAAGAGTTACTTAATAAGTCTCTCGAAGACTCAAAGAAGAAAGTCGAGAACCTAAAAGCAACACAAGCGGCGCTCGGAGATCGTACCGAAGAGAACGCGGCACAATACGACGCAATCGAGCGCGAGATCGTAGCGTGTGAGTCTGCACAGAAGAAGTGGAAAAAAGAACTCGACGGCATGACCGCACCGTTAAAGGGGTTCTCGGATACGATGAAAGACGTATCGAAAACTACCGGCGAGTGGGCGAACAAGACGAAGGGTATCTCGATGGCGGCAGGCGCGGCGGCAGGTGGTCTGCTCGCGAATGCTTTCGCCGCTTCTGCTTCTGCAGATAACTATAATACTCTCGCTCGTAATACCGGCTTCACAGTCGAAGAACTTCAGAAAATGAAATACGCGTCTGACTTCGTCGACGTCTCTTTCGACTCTATGACGGCGACCGTCGCTAAATTAACTAAAAACATGGCGAGCGGTTCTGACGCGTTCGATACGTTGGGCGTCTCTATTACAGACTCAGACGGAAATCTGCGCGACGCAAACGACGTATGGTACGACACGTTAAAAGCACTATCTACGGTCGAAAACGAGACGCAGAGAGACGCGCTCGCTATGACGCTCTTCGGTAAATCCGCGATGGATTTATCCGGCATTATCGACGACGGCGGCGCATCGCTCCAAGAGTACGGAAAGCAGGCAGAAGACGCCGGTCTTATTCTCTCCGGCGATACGATGCAAGCGGCAAACCAATTAAAAGACCAAGTCGATAAACTGAAAGCGACTACGACGCAGGCTATGCTCGAAGCAGGCGCGGCGCTTGCGACAACACTCGCACCGGCTATAGAAAAAGTCGTCGAATTTGTTATTAAACTTGTGACATGGTTCGGAGAACTCGACGGTACGACGCAGGCAGTTATTCTCGCTATACTCGGAGTCGTAGCGGCTATCTCTCCGTTACTTAGTCTGATAAGCACTATAACAGGCGTCGCCGCCGCTTTGAGCGCGGTCACTTTGCCTATGATAGGCATTATGGCAGGTATAGTCGCAGGCATAGCGTTACTCGTCGCCGCCGGCGTCGCACTCTATAAGAATTGGGATACGGTCGTAGCGTGGGCAGGTACTCTGCGCGATAACGTCGTCAACGCGTTCAACACGATCAAAAGCAACGTCAGCGGCGCTATCGAAGGATTAAAGAGTACAGTATCGAGCGTGTTCGAAAACATTCGAAGTACTATCTCTCAGAAGATAGAAGACGCGAAGTCTATCGTTACGTCCGCAGTCGATAAAATCAAAGGCGCTTTCAACTTCTCATGGAGTTTACCGCCGATCAAGTTACCGCATATCTCGGTAAAAGGTGGCGTCGCTCCTTACGGCATCGCCGGTAAAGGCTCTCTGCCTTCGTTTGATATCCAATGGTACAAGAAGGCATACGAGAATGCAGTTATCTTCCGAAATCCGACCGTATTACCGACTCTCGGCGGTATAAAAGGATTCGGCGACGGTAACGGCTCTGAGATGGTTATCGGCACGAATAAACTGCTCGAAATGATTAACAAGGCAGGCGCGACAGATATCGACATTAACATATACGCCGCACAGGGCATGAGCGAGACCGCGATCGCGAACGCAGTCGCAGTACGGCTCGATAGATGGTTAGGTGAGCGGTTATGACAGTGAGAAAATTTAAATTGATTAACGCAAACGGCGCGGAGTTTAATCTCATGCGCCGTGATGCGTTTTTGTATCAGCCGGACGGTCTCGGTATCAGTCAAGATAACGAGTACATGCGTATCGGCAACACCTACGAACTCATACAGAGATTATCGTCGCAGAAGTCGGTATCGTTTTCAATGGTCTTCAAGAGTTACGCAGTCTATCGAGAGTTTGCCGACTTCATTATCTATCAGCCGTTAAAACTCGCGTACATGCCTATGAATGAGTGGGTATACTGCGACGGCGAAATAACGGCTATGGAGAAGTCGGAGATAGACTACTCTTCCAACCGGCTTGTATGTAATACGACTTTCACCGCTACGTCATTGTGGTACATTCCACGAAAGGCGCAGAGAACCGCAGACGACGTCGAGAACCCAAAGAAGTATACGTATACGTATGACTACACGTACGCGGACGCTATCAACGGTTATATTAACGTCGTTAACAACTCCAACGAAGACGCGCAAGGCGTTATAACGATCTTCGGCGAAATAACAAACCCTTCGTGGTATGTGTCAGTCAATAACAACGTTGTCGAGTCGGGTACCGTTAACGCAGTGATACCGGCAGGTAATAAACTCGTTATTAATTCTAAAGACGGACACTTAGAAGTAGCCGAGTACGTCGCAGATACGGACGTATTCGTACGCAATCTCTACCAAGCGACCGACTTCTCGCGCGAGACGTTCGTACACTTTCCGGCAGGGAATAGCGTTCTATTCGTCTCCGGCTCTACTGACGAAGCGATCGTCGCGTATGTACAGATAGACGAGGTACACGATACAGTATGAACCGCTACCGAATCGAACTATTTAACCGTACCGGCATGACGTTTGCGAGCATGGCAGAATGTGACGAGCCGGATATCAATATCGACTATCTTGTCTCGGCGCAGAGTAAAGTAACGTGTCCGAAAGAAGTCGTCGCGAATAACGGCGACTTCGCACAGATACGTATTAACGGTAAGGTCTATTTTCAAGGTATCGTTGTAGACGCGAACTTCGACGGAAATCGTACCGAAATCACGTTAAATCAGATGACAGAGGTACTTAATACCGAAGCGTTCGCGGACGTCGAACTTCTGAAGACACAGTCTATAGAAGAGTGGTTATCCGATATTCTGACGCAACTCTTCAGAGGAAACGACACCGCAGAAAACTTGCCGAACTTTCTAATTGTTCGACAGTCGTCAACGTCCGGCACTCATACGGCGAGCGATAAAGGTATATACAACGTGTACGACCTCGCCGTATCGTTCTTCAAAGTCTACGGCGTTATGCTCGACTTCGAGTTTGACTACATGACGAAAACGGTCGTATGTACGATGCACGGCGTCTCTGACACGTCCTACAATTACGACTTATCAGTTAGCGACGTCTTAGAGTACGAGATACAGTCGTCGTTATCGTCTGACTCTCCGAATAAGATGATTATCAAAGACGAAGAGAACGCGGCTAACGTCATTACTTACTATTGGCACCCGACCGAGTTCTCCGGCACGATCGACACAGACGCGACGACTAACCGCGTCGTACCTGTAAAGACACGATGCGAGACGGTTACAGTCGGAGAAGACGAGACTTTCGAAGACGTCGCCTACGCAAGCGCAGAAAATACGCTTTACTCGTCACGGTACGACGATCTAATCACGGTAACGGTACGAGCCGACTCGGCGCTCTTCTCAGATTGGCACGTCGGGCAGTTGTTTACTCTTCACGCGAACGGCAAAGAGTACAACACACTGTTAACAGGGATACACAAAGACTCGATGTCTAGTATCCAATTAACCTTCGGATACGTCAGAAAACGTCTGACGCAAATTTTGAAAATGAAAGGCAGGGTATAACTTATGAGAGTAGTTAGAGCGGCAGGTCAGAACGTTTCGCCGTCTGACGATGGTCGTCTTTACGATCAAATCTTTAGCGACGGTCTCTTCACTGACACGACGTTTACGAACCTTGGTTCTAATAATGTGCAGGTCAGCGCTATGTACGGCGACCTTTGCGGCAGAGACTTTACTATCGAGCAGATGACGCTCGCGGTCACATTGCCGGACGGAGAAGGCGAGACGACCGGCTATATCTACGTCGAGATAGACACTTCGAGCGAAGACGTTATCACACTGAATAGCGCTCTCGCACCGTTCACACCGACGTACGAAGATATCAACACTAACGGCGCGGTCGCACAGATGGTACTCGCAGAGTACACGGCTTCGGCGGTTGCGGTGACGTCTGTAACTCCGGTATATCCGAAAGCGACGGCAGGCTCTCTCTCTGCCGGTAGTGTTGCGACCGTTGAGAACGCGCAGGCGGTAGCGAGTCACTCTGCAGGCGACTATATTCTTCTCGGCGGTGCGTTGTACCTCGTTACTGCGGCGGTCTCCGTCGGCGAGACTTTCGTCGAAGGTACCAATATCGAAGCGGCTGTTATCGGCGACGCGCTTACCGCGTTAAATAAAGGTTTAACTGACTTATCAGAAGCCGTGCCAACACTTGCGAGTGGATGGACGCAAACACAAAACAGAGTGCAGAAACGTGCTGGAGTTTGCGAAGTATACATTGAAT